GGGGATTCTTGTAGAAGATGAAGATTCCTGTGAGAAACACCGCGAGGATTGGAGAGAAGCTATGTTAAGACAATTTAATCGGAGAAGATAAAATGTGGAAAATAAGACTTATACAAATAATCGTTTTATATTGCTGCATGGGATATTTTTCATTCAGAGGAAACATTGCAGCTGTAATAATGGCAAGTACATTTATTCTTGTGCCATATTTAGAAGAAAGAAGGTGTGAAATGAGCTATAAGAACAACGAAGGTTATTCAGATCCAACAGCTGGTAAAGCAGTTCGGGCAGCAGGCAGGATGCCGACACATATTTATAATGCTTTTTGCGTTTTGAACAATACAGCAGGTCTGCTGGGATTAGAGATTACAGGCATACGGGATCGAAAAACAGGAAAAGAATGGAAGAAATAGAGAAAGCCGGGAGCATACGCGTTCCCGGCTAAAAGCATCGAAAGGGGAGGATACCAGTGGGCGAGATCAAGATCACCAGGAAGCTCCTGGACAATTATAGAAAGTTAAAGAGGGAAATACCGGTCCTCAGCATGGAACTGGCTGAAATGGAACAAGGGGAGGCCGGTCTTGGGAATAGTACGATATTTGATTACAGCACAGGATTTGCGCGACCACAGAGTGTAGTCGGATTCGACCAGGCACGATATGACCGGAGAAAACACACATACGATCATAAAATGGCACAGGCGGCAGCAGTGGAACAATGGATCCAGAGCATTGAAGATGGCCAGACAAGATATGTGTTTAAGGCATTTTACCAGCAGGGAATGACCTGGGAGAAGATAGCAGAAAAGACAGGATATTCCCAGAGTCCGGATTATCCAAGATTACATATTCGTGATGAATATCTCAAAAAAAGTGATATAAAATGAAAAAAGGTCGGAAAGGTCGGAAAAGTCGTTATAGAATACAATAGAAGCCAAAGGCATAAAGGCCGGCGGCTTTCGAAGAACCTCCAGGAAATCCGTACCTGGTAGCGTTCTTGGAACGTAGCTCAGTAGGAAGAGCAGCTGACTCATATCCAGCGTGTCGATGGTTCGATCCCATCCGTTCCGATCAGGTGTATACCCCCACACCTGCATAATGAAACTCCGATCATACAACAAGAAGGCATCTGGCAGCAGTCAGGTGTCTTTTTGTATGTAATTTTCGTACAGCGTGCACGACACCAGCACATGTATACTTTACGCATGGATTCACTGTATGCAAGTGTTAGCGCACCTCCTTTCGGCGTGGCGGCAATCGGCTGTCACTATGGTGCCGGCAGGACTGTAATAAAAATAAATGAAAGAAGGTGAGTCTGAGTGACTGAAAAACAAAAGATATTTGCAGATGAATACCTGATTGATCTGAATGCCACAAGGGCTTACCGGGTAGCGTATCCGTCTGTGAAGAAGGAAGAAGCAGCAGCTGTAAACGGCAGTAAATTGCTAAGAAATACTAAGGTTGCAGCATATATTCAAGAGCGGATGCAGGAACGCCAGAAACGTACAGAGATCACTCAGGACAGGGTCCTGCAGGAACTGGCAGCGATCGCATTTGCAAAAGCTACGGATTACGCAGAAATAAAGAATGAATGTGTCAGGATCAAAGACACAGCAGAACTGGATGAACAGCAGGTCAGGGCCCTTGCCGGAATTGAAGAAGGTAAGTTTGGCATTAAGGTAAAGCTGAATGACAAGGAAAAGGCTCTTGAACTACTCGGCCGGCACCTTGGCATGTTTAAGGATAAGCTGGAAGTATCCGGTCTGGAAGAAGAGAAAAAGAAACTGGGAGATATCCTGGAGCAGTTGCGTGGTGATGGATAGTGAGTACAGAAAGACTGATACTTTCAGAGAAATACAAAGCATTTCTCAGATGTAATGCTCCGGTTGAGTTCCTGGAAGGCACTACAGCGGCGGGTAAAACCACAGTCGGGCTTTTTAAATTCATGTGCAAGGTTGCAGAATCGCCAAAGAAACTGCATATCCTGGCTGCAAAAGATACCGGAACAGCTGAAAAGAACATCATCAATAAAGATCTTGGAATCGTTGATGATTTCGGGATCCTGACTGAGTACAACGGAAACGGCACAAAGGACGACAAGATACCACATATCCTGTTCCATACCAACAAAGGCGATAAAGTCATATATGTGATGGGATATGGAGACAAGAAGAAGTGGCAGAAAGCCCTTGGCGGTCAGTATGGATGTCTGTATATTGATGAGATCAACACTGCAGATATTGATTTCGTTCGAGAAGCATCCATGCGCTGTGATTACCTCATGGCCACACTCAACCCGGACGATCCTACCCTGGATGTGTATAAAGAGTATATAAACAGTAGCAGACCACTTCCGGAATGGGAGCAGTATACGCCGCAGGAAATTAAAGATGAGCTGAAAGAAGAACCAAAATCCGGCTGGGTACATTGGTTCTTTTCTTTTGACGATAATGCAGGACTTCCGGAAGAAAAGAAGAAGCAGATCATACAGAACACACCGAAAGGAACAAAAATCTGGAAGAACAAGATCGAGGGCTTGAGAGGAAAAGCTACAGGCCTGGTGTTCCCGAACTTCAGCAGGAAGAAGCATGTCGTATCAGAGAAGTGGGTGAGAGCCCAGATGGCAGCAGGAAAGCTGAAGTTCAAAAAGTTCACCTGTGGCCTGGATACATCTTATTCTTCGAAGTCTCCGGATACGATTGCTATGATATTCCAGGGGATCACAGAAGACAGAAAGTTGATCACACTTGCTGAGAAAGTATATAGCAATAAAGATCTGGACCAGCCCCTTGCCCCGTCAGATACAGCTGTGAAATTCATAGATTTCCTTGAGAAATGTCGGAAGGACTGGGGATTTGCAAAGGACACGTTTGTTGACTGCGCAGATGCGGCAACGATCACGGAGCTCCGGAAATATAAGCGGCTCCATGGATGCCTCTATAATTTCATAGAATCATATAAAAAAGTGGAAATCCTGGACAGGATCAAGCTGCAGTTAGGCTGGATCCAGCAGGACTGTTATTTAGTTTTGGATACCTGTACGAACCATATAGCTGAGATGGAGAAATATTCCTGGGATGAAGAGAAAGATGTTCCGGAAGACAGGAACGATCACACGATCAACTCCCAGCAGTACGGATGGATCCCGTACCGTAACATGATCGGCTTTGAAACGGAGGAACAGAAAAGGTGAAATGGATGGAAAAACTGAATGAAAACATAAAAAAGACTGTCCGGAGCTGGCTGAATGTTACTCCGGCAAACCCATATAATTTCCAGATCAATGAGATGCTGGACTTCGAAGGACATGCGATCCGCAACCGGATCTGGTACAGAGGAGACAGCAATGAACTGGAACAGTTCTATCAGCAGAACAGAGAGAATGCAGACCGGCACAAGTTCTGGGCCAGCAAATGTACACCTGGGATGGACATGAGAAAGATCCATACCGGTCTTCCAGGGCTGATCGTGCGGACACTTACTTCTGTTGTTCTACCGGATATGGATGAATTTGAATTCGAAACACCGGCACAGGAACAGATCTGGGATGAGATTGAGAAGGATAACAAATTTCGGAAAAAGATAGAAAGTGCACTGAAAGAAGCACTGTACATCGGTGATGGAGCTTTCAAAGTGGCTGTTGATACGACTATCAGCGATTATCCGATCTTGGAATGGTATCCGGGAGACAGAGTAGAGTTTATCTATCAGAGGGACCGGATCCGGGAGATCGTGTTTAAGACGCCATACCGGGAAAAAGGCCGGACATATGTCTTAAACGAGAGATATGGTTTCGGCTATATCATCAATGAGCTGTATCTGGACAACAAACTGGTGGATGTAAAAACCATTAAGGCAACAGAGAACCTTACGGATATAACCTTTGATGATTCCGTGATCTTTGCAGTACCGTTCATGATATATGAATCGGGAAAATATGAAGGCAGAGGCGGCAGTATCTTTGATAGCAAGCTGGACAACTTTGATTCCCTGGACGAGACATGGAGCCAGTGGATGGATGCACTGAGAGCAGGCAGGGCAAAGACCTATATTCCGGACTGCCTGGTCCCGCATAATCCGGAAAACGGAATGCTTATCAAACCTAATCCATTTGATAACAGGTATTTTGCAGCAGAAGGAGATATGAGAGAAAACCAGAAGAATGAGATCGCAGTAGATCAGCCAGTGATTCCTCATGAAAGCTATCTTGCCTCCTATGTTACTGCATTGGATCTGTGCCTGCAGGGTGTGATCAGCCCGTCCACACTTGGAATCGATACAAA